GAGACTTCGCCGACGCAGCACCTCCACCGAAGGAGTGGACCGGAGAAGCCGCCGAGGCGCTTGAACGTACCCGTAGAAAGTTAGCAGCCAGCAAGGAGGCACTCGCATGAGCACGGAAACAGAACGCCAGCCCATCACGCCACGCCAGCAGGAAGTCTTGGCATGGATCGAGGGCTACATCGACACGCACGGTTTCTCTCCGACGATTCGCCAGATCGGCCACGCGTTCGGCTGGACGACAAACGGCGTCATGTGCCACCTGCGGCCCATGAAGAAAAAGGGCTGGATCACATGGATTGAAGGCGAGGCACGGACGCTTCGCGTGATCGGCGGTGACGCATGAGCCAAGAGTTTGAATACCTCGGCGCACCTCTTGACGTTGTCCAAGCGTTGATGGACAGGGCATGGGACGACGACGTGGACGACCACACGCGGCAGCTGCTCGAGCTCGGAGCCAAGGTGCTAGAGCACACGCTTGACCGCTGCTGCAAGCTGGCGTCTGTGATTGAACGCACGGAGGCCGGGCTGTGAACGACATCGCCCTCATCTTTGTCGGCTCAATACTCCACGCCGCGACGTTCGCGGCTGGCATTTCGGTTGGTATCCGTCTCAGAAAGGACACGAGACATGACTGCAACGAAGGAACGAAGAAAGACCACAACTGGTGGCATACGCCTGTCAGCACCGGCGTTGAAGGAAGCTCTGGCAGCGGTAGCCAGTGCCGTACCGGGCAAAAGCCCACGGCCAATCCTGCAGAACGTGCTCCTATCGGAAGGAGTTCTCTCTGGGAGTGACCTTGAGATCCGAATTGACGTTGAGGTTGAGGCTGACCCGTCTCTGACGGTGCTGTTGCCACGCGACCGGCTGCAGGCGATTCTCGGCTCTGTCATGGCGGACGAGCTCACCCTTACACCTGACGGCACGTCGTGCGTAATCTCAGCTGGACGTGGAACGTGGACGCTGCCTACCGAGGATGCCGCCGAATATCCGACGTGGGAGCCCGTGGCGACAAAGCCCATCACGCGGATGCCAGCCGACCAGTTTGTGCGGGCCGTCCGTGGCGTCGTGTTTGCGACCGACAACGAGAGCAGCCGGTACGCTCTCGGTGCTGTGCTCATTGAGGTGGCAGGCGACGTTGTAACGCTTGTGGCAACGGACGGCAGGCGTCTTGCGTCTGTCACCTGCGAGCACGACCAGGCCGTGGACGACTCGCAGACGCTGGTCCCTGCACGGGCGATGGAAATCATCGCCCGGCTGGCGGATCATGCTGGCGACGCTGGAGTGCAGCTTGAGGCTACAGGCAAGGAGCTCGTGGCGACGATCGGCACGGCTCGTGTGACGGCTCTGCTTGTTGAGGGACGGTTTCCACGGTGGCGTGACGTTCTGCCCAAGCGAGAGACCAAGGCCACGGTGGTGAGCCGGGCGGATCTGCTTGCGGCTACTCGAGCGGCTGCCATCTGCACCAGCGAGGACAGCCGAGGCGTTGAGTATGCATTTGCTGACGGCATCTGGCTGCACGGCCAGAGCGGCGAGAAGGGCGAGTCGTCAGTCACATGCGAGGTGGTTGAGGCTGGAAAAAAGTGCAGCGTGAAGCTGGACCCGGATTTTGTTTCCGAGTGGCTGCGAGGCATCTCGGGCGACGCGGAGCCCAACGTCGAGATTGAAGCCGTAGACGATCAGTCTGCCGTCTTGCTGCGCTGTGGAGACAACACGGGCGTCATCATGCCGCTGGCAAAGGACTGAGATGCCGCAGGGACGATCCGTGGTTTACTGCGCTGCCACGCTGCATCAGCTGTGGGCGCGCGGCGACTCATACCAAGAGATCGCCGCCGCCCTCGGCTGTTCGCAGTCGTTTGTCAGCAGACTCAAGCAGAGACACAAATTGCCAAACCGACAAAAGGCCACCAGAGAAATCTACGAGGACGATCCGACTCTTGAGCAGATCGCCGAGCGTGCTGCTGAGTGCCGGAAACGCAGGGCCGCGTTGGCGACGCCGAAAGAGGAACGCATTTCAGTGCCTCGCTACAGCTGGGACGGCTACAGGTTCAACACGCTTGGGTAGTACATGAGCGACTTTGCAACAAGCCTCCGCGTGATAGCCGCCTACAAGGCAGGCGAGGACCTCGCCGAAAGGCTGGCAACCGCCGTCAATGTGCAGCGGTCGATGTCTGACGCGCTGAACAATGCGGCGACGGAGATTGAGCGGCTGCAAAACGAACTTTATGCGAAAAGCGACGAAAATCATGGCGTTGCCGGTATTAATCGGGTAACCCTCGCCGCAGATGAGCGGGAGGCGATTGACGGCATGGCCTGTTATTTCGACGCGCGAGCGAGCCTGACGATGCAGTCGTGGGGGTCGCTGCTTCGGATACTTCTAGAGCGACTGAAATGACCGACCTACTTATACGACTCCGCGTCATGGCTCGTCTCACTGGTCGCGACGACGATGCTGACACTGCCGCTGAAGCAGCACGCGAGATAGAGCGTCTGCGTCTCACCGACGCGGAGCGGGAAGCGATTGAGTTTTTTGCAGCGATACACAATGAGGGCTACGGACTGTTTGCGAAGCACACAGCCACCCTCCGCAAGCTGTTGGAGCGAACCATTGGAAAATAAGGAGGACGGCATGGCTATAGTTGCACCAAACCCGATAACGGCTCGCATCACGAAAGCCCTTGGGCTAGAGAACTGCCGGTCGGTGAAATTAACCATGGAAGTAGGCAGTGCCGTTGCCGTTGTCACGGAGCAATATGTTTCCGGCAATCAGTTGGAAACGCTGGCAACGGAGCTAGAAACAAACGAATGGGTGCTAGTGCAAAAAAAATGGCATGACGAACGCGGGCCATGGTTGACGCCCGAGGAACTGGAAGCCATCAAATATGCTTCCCGTGCCGTTGTGCCTACGAATATGCCATATCTGTGGCGGCCCCGTGCGGAGGTTGTGCAACACGCCGCCACCCTCCGCAACCTACTGGAGCGACTCAAATGAACGCCAACGATCCAGTGGCGTGGGCGGTCATGCAGCCAGATTCTTATGCCGTGTTTCCGTTGCACATCCAAGCCGTGATTCATCAAGAGCGTTTCGCGGGCGGTGAGATCGTCCCGCTGTACCGTTCGCCGCAGCCAACTCTCACCGCAGAGGAGCGGGAGGCGATTGAGGCGGCGATTGCGACCGAGCATGAACGTGGAGCATGGCAGTGGGCTGACACGCTCCGCAACCTGTTGACCCGTCTTGCTTGACGCCACGCCTACCTTGAGCTCATCGGACGCAGGAGCGTCCATAGCTTGAAGGAGCGAAGGTATGCAACGGATTGTTTTGGCTCTTGCGTTGGCGTTCTGCGGCGTTGTTTCCCAGGCTGACGAGTACGTGATTCACGCCCGCAACGTGACGATCTCTTCTGCTCAGGATGATGCCGAGCAGATGGCTCGCACGGGCGTGCTGCGCCACTGCGGAAAGAACGGCGGACGGCGTGAGGGCATCGGCTTCTCTTCGTCGTCTCCTGACGCAGCTGTGAAGAACTGCTGCTATTACGGCCGATACCGCATCGTGGAGCGTGGCGTCGCTCGCGGCCCGCGCGGCTGGTATGCGGTGCTGCGGTACGAATGATCAAAGACTGGATCACAGTCGAGTTTCTTGGCGGCCCGCTGGACGGAGCTTTACGGCCCGTTCAAGCGGGCGTCGCCATTTATTACCTGGCTAACGGTGCTGTGATTCACGCCTACGCAGCGGATGAAATCTGGGACGGAAAGCAGATGCGTCAGGTGATGCGTCACTTTGAGATCATCCACTTCTCAAGCTGGAACGCTTGACACGCCGTCCATGCTGCAAGGCATGGAAAAACACTTTCTGAATCTCGGTGCAGGCGTTCAGTCAACGGCGCTGTATCTGATGAGTATCGACGGCGACGAGCCAGAGGTGCCAAAGTTTGACGCGGCGATCTTTGCAGACGTGCAAGAAGAGCCGGACGAGGTTTACAAACACCTTGACTGGCTTGACTCGCAGGGCGGGCCGCCGATCATCAGGACGACTGCTGGAAAGCTTGGCGATGCAATTGGGGCTGGGACTGATAGCCGTGGAAATGGGTGCGAGGGAGGCAGGAGATACATCACGATACCGGCTTTCACGCTCATGCCGAATGGAGACAAAGCAATTGTGCGCAGGCAATGCACAAAGGAATACAAGATTGAGCCGTGCGAAAAAGTCATTCGTCAAGAATGTGGAGGGCAGCGAGGCAGGCCGTTGCCGAAAGATGTCATCGTTCACCAGTACATGGGTCTTTCGTACGACGAACCAAAGCGAGTGATCCGCGTAAAGGAGCGTTTTCTTGCCAAGCCAAAGAACTGGCGTGTGCATTTCCCTCTATGGGAAATGGAGATGACGAGGAGCGATTGCGTGGCCTATCTGCAAAAGCGAGTTCCTTACACGGTCCCCAGGTCTGCCTGCGTCTTCTGCCCATTCAAGTCTGATTCCGAGTGGCGTCGGCTGCGCGATGAAGACCAAAAAGGCTGGGAGCGAGCCGTTGAGATCGACAAGACATGCAGGCACGGAATAGGGCTTGATGCGATGCGGTTCCTACATCGGTCCTGCAAGCCGCTTGACGAGGTGGACCTGCGGCCTAAAGACGAGAAGAGCGGACAGAAGCACCTGTTCAGCGGATTCCAAGACGAATGCGAAGGCTACTGCGGGAACTGATGCCGCTGTTCGCTTGACGCTGCTGCGATGCTCGGTGCATGAAGCCGATCACGTTCAGCGTTGCAGGCGATCCTGTGCCACAGCCACGGGTGCGAGTCAGCACACGCGGCGGATTCGCTCGAGCATACGTGCCATCGAAGCATCCGGTGCACGCCTATCGGTCTGAGATCCTGCGTGAGGCTGTAGCCTGCGGCCTGACGCCAACAGCAGAACCGATTGAGGTGATTGTTGACGCCGTGTTCCAACGTCCTAAATCGCATCTGACGAGGCGTGGCGTGAAAGCGACAGCGCCAGCGTTGCCAAGGCCTGACGTTGACAACATCGGCAAGGCCGTGCTTGACGCACTCAAGGAACTCTTTGACGACACGATCGTGCGACGGTTGATCGTTGAGAAGAGCTATGGCGACGAGGCGAGGACTACGGTGAGGGTGCAGTGA